TTTGTTCGCGCACGTTCTGCGAATGGGACCCTCGCCGAACGGCCTTATTTCAGGCCGCCGGGTAAACATAGCTTTGTTATCTTGTTTACCGACGCAACGTTATCCCGTGCGTCATAGGGGGAAGTTTTTACGCGCACTTCCAACGATAGGGCTATAACCATGTTGAACCCCTGATGGATTTTTTAACGACTTATCATGTCGATATCGCAGACCGGGTAAACCGGTCTTGACGTCATTGTTTTAGAATGAGCGATATTCGGCGTCGCCCATTCCAGCGGCTTAACCCTACCGCGGGACTCATTCGCGCGAATCGCTTCGCCGAACGATATGGTTTTTAGCCTTGCGGCAAGAGGTTCAAATACCATTCCTCTGTTTTCTTCGGGTCTCTCCCGCTCCGTTCGTACGTTAGGAGACGCTGTATTAACCTGCCTTACGACAGGATATAGCCTTAGATTCGGTCTTCAGCGGATATCGCCGCCGCGGACTACCGAAAGCCGTTGCCTTATCTGCTGGCTTGCGCCTTCGATTAGACACCGCCATTACTTTCCCGCTGGCTGAAGGACGAGGCCCTTCGAACGCGCCGATCGAGCGCTTAGGCAGGCAATCAGGTTTCCCCGACCGCCGTGGTGGAGCTTATCGGAATCGGACCGATGACCTCTTCCTTGCGAAGGAAGCGTTCTCCCCCTGAACTAAAACCCCATTGGTGGAGTGACTTTCGTGAAATCACCCCGTGGAATGACTCGCTGTTTCTGCCAAGGCTACCTTGCGGCCGACTCTTGCACATCGCGACCGTTACCTCGCCTTTTCGGCTACAGCAGCTCAGCCGTCGCGCCTTTGGAGGCTCCCACAGACGGCGTGGTACTCTAATACCGCCGGTGCAACGGCGGAATTATTCTAAACATAACCGTGTTTCTCTCGACAGGACGATTAATTATTTATCTTTATGCGCACATGGCGTGCGCACTCGGGCTCTCACCGAGATATCCTGCATCCTGAGATAGTGATCGTAACCCCTAGGCGTTTATGTTGGCGGGACCTATGGGACTCGAACCCATGACCTTCGCAGTGACAGTGCGACATTCTAACCAACTGAACTAAAATCCCATTTGGTTTTGAAAGTTTTCCTTCTTTACCGCCAACTCCCGTTATTCGCTGCAAGCGCTCGGCATAAGTTATAGGCGGATTTCGGCTGTTTTAACATAAGCGACGCGACTCTGTTTTTGCAGATTATGGCTTCTGACGCATGTGCCAGAAACTCATCGCAGACTCGGCCTTATGACGCAGTTAGCATTTCGACAGCCGTTGGATCTTCGCTCAGAGCATGCCCGTAAAACGAAGCTCCTTCTCAGGTTTAACCGGTTTTCCTTCCGGATGGTGTCTGAGGCCGGAATCGAACCGGCATGGTTTCCCGTGGCATTTTAAGTGCCATGCGTATACCGGTTTCGCCACTCAGACGTTCTGGTGCCCACTGACGGGTTCGAACCGCCGACCCACTGATTACAAATCAGTAGCTCTTCCAGCTGAGCTAAGAGGGCAGTATGCCAAGCGCTGTTTCATTGTAGAAAAGACTTGGCCGGAAAACAAATTCAATGCGCCTGACTTTTAGCGCTCACCTCTGCAAGGCAAGCTACACAGCGACGCATACTAGTCCGCAACAATTGTCATCTCTCTCCTGCGGACGGAATACTCTATAACCGCGTTGCAGCGCGGATATATTCTAATGGTGGGCTGCTTCTACGTCGGAGAACCTCCCAAAAGAGTGTTCATTGCCGGTCAGCCGCCATATCCTCTCTCCGCTCTTGCAAGAGCTTTGATACCTTCTGGCCTTACCGACGGCGTAGCCATCGATGCTCGGTTCGCTCCCCCGACGGCGGGGTACTCTGATAACCTGTTGCAACAAGATTACATTCGGACTCAAGGGAGGAATTAAGAGCTTGCGCTCTTATCCTCCAGCAGGGTATGGCTTTCCATTTTCGCCCGTTAACGCTCATACGGTATTGGGCAGCTTCTGCTTCTGTCTTTCGACAAGGTGTGAATGCCGTTATTGTTACCTATCATAACCCTTTCGGGATATAACCTGACTGGTCCTTCAGGAGGGATTTGAACCCCCGACCCCGGCCTTATAAGGACCATGCTCTAACCAGCTGAGCTACTGAAGGATACTTAATATTATACGTTGACGTTATCAGTATTTTTTAATGATTCGACGATATCTTATCATATTGGCTTCCGAGGCTGGATTCGAACCAGCGCTCTTTGTGCTATGAACTAAGATATATATATATATCAAACTGCTCCACCCAGCAATATCAATAAAAGTTCCAGCTTGACCTTACCAAGCCCCTCATATTTTTGAGTTTGCAACCTCTAAATATGCATGCCACAGCTTCCAGCACTTTGGAACTAATACATTATACAATGTATTTTATTAGTTATTAGCAAATTTTAATTATAAAGTTCAGTTATTTTAGATACTTTATAATTTTCTAAAACATACCTTATACACGGTTTAATATCTGTTCCATATAAAACTTGTATACTTTTTCCAGATTGTCTAACTGCAGCATATTTTAATTGGTCTTTTTCAACTTCTCGGCCCTTTATTTCAATATACTGCCCGTCAACAATATAATCTGGAGTGTAATAATGAGTTTTACCCTTATACTTGTATTTGAATCTATCAGTACAACGGCTTATTTGCTTATTATTATCTTTACAATAGATATAATAAGCTAATTCCCAAGTAGACATATGATATATTCCATCATATCAGCCACCCTTACTATGTAAATTTCTAGGATTATCAGAATGATTATAATTTAATAGCTTTTCTGAAATAAGAGCTTTCGTTTCTTCTGATAAATGTTTTCCAGTCATTGGTCCAGGATGAGTCTCATAAAATTTTTTCTTTCCTTCTGAGATCTTTTTAATTACATCGCTAGTTTCTGCAGTTAGTCCTTTTGCTCAATTTTTGCCCCTGCCTGTATATCTATTGTTATGATTATTTGGACCACAATGAGCTAAATGATATTTTAAACGTGTCCAATAAAATAACTTATGACATTTTGGACACTCTACCTTAACATTAGTTGGATTTAACTCACACGCTTGAATATGCCTTGCCAATTTCTGCTTTGTTTCAAATTCTTTGCTACAATACTTACACTTATACATAATTAAATGCTCCTTATATATTATACATTTAATTTAGCATATTTTTTAAGTCCCGTGCCTTACCGCTTGGCTACTCGGAAATAATTCTATCGGCTAGAAGCTCATCTTCCTGAGCTCTTCCGCCAAACGATTCTTTCTGGCTTTAAGCGTGTCTATCTCATGGTCTATGCCGCGTATCTTGCTTTTTATCTTATTCATATCTATAATCAGCTTCGCACGCTCCAGATCGCCGTCGCTGGATATTCGCTCGAACTCTGGAGCGTCGCTGACGTACAGCCACGGATTGCTGCTGCGGCCGCCCATGTCTATGTAATCGTCGCCGAAGTAATCTACGCAGCGCTTCGGCTTCTTGAACACTTTGATTATCTCTGAGCCGGAAGCGACCATATCGCCTTTGCTCAGGCTCATAAGCTCTTCTATCGTCATAGGTCGCTCCTTTCTATTGCGCTGGTGCCGATTGGTGGATTCGAACCACCGACCTATCGCTTACGAGGCGATTGCACTTCCAGCTGTGCTAAATCGGCAGTGGTGGGCGCTGAGGGGTTCGAACCCACAACCCCCTCGGTGTAAACGAGGTGCTCTCCCGTTGAGCTAAGCGCCCATGCTTTTTATTATACGCCGCGGATCGCGCTATTCCCGATAAAAATAAACGGGCCGCTTTCCAGCAGAGCCCGTTTATCGCGCTTTCGCGCATCGACATGCTTTTATCTTAAGTATGCTTTATAGATGGGTCTCCGCGCCTTTCGAGCCTAACTCGACGGCGGCTGTTTGCGTACGATCAAATATCGCGGTTTGTCCTACAAATTCGCGGTCTTTAAGATCATATATTCGCAAAGCTTCAGAAATCATCATATTTAATTTAGCCTATTTATTTTTATTTTTTAATTATTTCGACATATTTCGTCAAAACGACTGGCAGGAGCGGAAGGTGTCAAGCCCTCATAACTAAGGATGGACCCCTAGCTCACGATTTTGAAGATCGTTTCCATCGTCGGATGGTAAGACGCTCCTATTAGGCGAACGATTATCTGCCTGATTGCTTTTCAGCTTCGGCGACAGACGCTTCGTATCATCCTATAAGCTCTTCGCAGGATTCGGCTATGAGACGCGCTTCCGTCAATTTGATAACGGAAGGCGCGTCTAAGTCATATTCTTCTTTGAGCCTATCAGCGCGTTTTAGCAGAAGCGCGACCGAAGCGGCCTCGCTCTGCTTAGGCATTAAGCTTGCCCCCGTTTACCAAGGCGACAAGCTTCTCGAGCTCCCAGGTTCTCACGACGGTCTGGCCTTCCTTAGGAGTATACGTGTTGCTGAACACGATGGTGGCGTCTTCCGGCTTGACCACGCTGTATTCGCTGCGCAAATCGGCGACCAAGCCGCAGTTGAACTCGAGCGACGAATCGCTCATGTAGCGCATTACGACTTTGAGATCCTCAGGGCAGAGCACAAGGTTGTTGGCGTCGCGGATCATGTTGAGCATGACCACTTCGTTCTTCTCCAAGTCGAACGCGAACGCGATGCAGGCACGAGAATCGCCCTTGACCTGGAACTGGAACTCGATGTTCTTCGGATCCCAGGCTCTCGTCGCCAGGTTCTCTTTGTTCTGATAGCCGCAGAAGATCTCGCCTTCGTTGAGATTGGAAGCGAAGCCGTTAAAGGCCTGAATGACGTACTTATAGCCCTTGGCCTTGAGCTCAGAGAGCTTGAGATCGTAGTATTCGGATCCTGCGGCGTCGCGGCAGTCGCCTGAGAACATGATGGATAAGCCAAACGGCTTAGCCGCATAGTTATAGAAGCCGATCGTCGACACGTCGCCGTTGTCCTTGACCAAAATCAAGGAAGAGTCGATGTCGAAAGCGTCTTTCCAATAAACGAAAGTGCGGATGTTGTCGTATCGGCACGGCAAGCGCGATCCGGTAGGAACGACGTCGATTCCTTTGCCGCCGGTCGAGGTGTTAGAAGGAATGCCGATCTTGTAGAATTCGTCAGACACGTAAGATTTGCCGATAGACGGCATAGCCGCGAACGCGTCCTTGACCTTCTGGCCGACCAAGTCGTGCAAAAGCTTCTTCGTCGAATCGTTGAGCTTGGATTTTCTCCAGGTGCTCTCGTAATCCGTTTCGATGTGGCGCTTCATGCGGTTGTTCTTAAAGAACGCGAACGTGCGAGGTCCTTCTTTGTCTTCAGACAAAGTAGAGACCATCTGGTAGAGAACGATAGGATTCTTCGCCGGAATCAAGTCTAAGATCTTGCCCGCTTCGATAGGATTGGCTCTCGAAAGCAAGTATTTGATGTTTCTCTGAAGCAACGAGCCATTGTGCGCGTAAACCTGAGCGGCGCCGTAAACGTCTCCAGCGCGCATCTTGGCTTCGGCGAGCTTGTACGGAGAATTCGCGTTCGTCGCGACATTGGCCTTGACGCCGCAAAGGCTGCCGATCTTATTGTAGTATTTAGCCTGCTTTTTGGTGAGCGGGCAATCGTGGACCAAAGGATAGCATTCCTTGATGAGCTCTAGGTCGGTGCCTGAATTCGCTTTCTTGTAATCGAATTTCTTGCAGTCGCCAAACATCGAAACAGAGAGCTTGACTAAGTCTTTCTTATCTAAGAAGCGCGCGAATTTGACGTTCTTTCTCAAAAGAGCAAAAACGTTTTCGCGGCACTTGATTTCGGTGCCTTTGTAATAGCCGTTTTCGAACAGCCATTCGAATTCGGCCTGCTCCTGGAGCCCAAACGGACGGGTATAGGCGCAATAAGAATCTGCCACGCCGCAAAGAATCTTCGTGGCTTCGTCCATCGTGACGATCTGGAACTCGCGGAGCTTCAATTCGTCGCCGACTTTGTATTCCGGCAGATCCTTGGCGTAGAGCTTGATGCGGTCGTAATAGCCGACGGTCTCCACCGCCAAATAAGAGACGAGCTGCTCGACGAGCAATTCGTGTCTAGTGTAGTATTTGGTGTCCTGCGGATTGGCGTAGAAGCTCGCCGGAACGTTGAGCTTGAACTCTCCGGAGATGATTTTGACCATCCCTTCGCTCAAAAGCTCAGGATGATTAACGACGACCCCGAAGTTGGCCAAAAGATACGCGTTGTAATAAGCGCTCTTTGCCTTATCGATTTGCGCGCCGTCCTCCAATAAGTAGTGGCGAGCAAACAGCAACTTGTCCATCGTAGATTCCATAATCGGTTTTTCCTTCCGCAGTTATCCTGCTTTATCTTTTTATTTATATAAAGGGCGTCTCAGGATTCTTGAACCAGCTAAATTAATTCCAATTTTTTGAAATAAGCATGGTTTCGACCCGAGACGCCCAATACATAATTATATTGGCCTGGCTATTGATTTTTGGGAAAAAAATTATTTGAAATAAGCCCAGGCTCTCGGGAATTTATTTAACGTGCTTTTCCTTGGCACGTTATATTATACGCCGATATCTTAAATTTTTAGCGACAAAAAAATCCTCGGCTTTTCGTCGAGGACTATTTTCATAATAGGCTTGGCTATTGTAGCCAGCCGTTTTACGGGTTGGCTATTTCATTTTCCATATGAATTTTTGAAATAAGCACAAGCTCTAAATCTTACAGAATAATGGCCTAACTAATTGGTATTGCATTCAATGTGTAATGAAATAAGTATAGGCTCTAAATTATTATACGACAAACTTAAGGATTTTAATTTACTCGACGCAGGCTACGTCTCCATGCGCAGGACGCGATTCCCCATAGGCTGCCTCGACTGCCGCCGCCATGCAAGAAGCCTCTTCTATCATGCAGCTGTATACGCGGCTGTATTTTTCGCTCAGCTTCGCTCTTGTGGCAGAAAGCTTGCTTATCATGTCGTCTATCGATCCGTCTTTGCACGGATTGAAGCTGGATTCCTTCAATTTGGACAGCGTTTTTATGTACTTGTCTACTTCGCTCTCCTCTGTTTGGATGTCTTCTACCTCTCTGCACAGCGAATCATAGCTATAATCAGCCATAAAATAAAACAAGCTCCTTTGCTCTAATCTGTTCGTCCGACCTACAAATTTAGCGAATCTACATCGGCTTTTGGCCGTCGTTTTCCATCTCGACGGACAAATCCACGTCCGCGCAGGCAGACACGAGGCTGACGTCTATCTTCATCCTGCATTTAGATAGGCATAGGCTGCAGTTTGACACTATATAGGGCATTCCGCCCAAACTAATCGTTCTGCTGCCTTTAAGGGCGTCCATTACGGCTTCCGTTCCAAACATACCATATTCCTTTTTATTATACGATAGGGCAATAAATAAGGCGCGACGCCTAAACGCCGTGCCTAATAGCCTGCGCTTTTTAGCCGGCTCTATGCGCTATGGGCGCCAGAATCGGCTTTCCTGTCTTCATCGTCGTCGTCTTCGACGTCGACTGAGTCTTTGGCCAAGGTGACGCACATTCTACCGTCGTCTACGCAGAACCCGCTTATCTTGCGGCTTAGAAGCTCCGGGCTAAGCACCGTGTCCAGCGGATCCAAGTCATCGGCGAAATCGGAAATGCCGAAATCGAACCAGTGATTGAGATCGTCGGCGTTATAGTAGATTCTCACGATAGAAGAGCTTTGCTTGACGGTGCCGTTCTTGTCAAGCTGAACCTCTTTGAACATGAAATACGACAGAAATACGTCTAAGCTAACAGTCGCTGTCTTATCCATTATCGTTCGCCTCCCAGGAACCGGTCTCTCAGACTGATGATATCAGTCTTATAAGGATATTCCTTGGTCTCCTTGTTTCTGTCTTTATCATACAGCTTTCTGCAGAATCCGTAAAACGCGTTCTCCAATGAGTTCTGCAATGCGCCAGTTTTGGCGTAATAGCCGCAGCGAAGCGTCTGGTCGGCGACGCTGCGAAGTTTCTTCCATTGGTTGTAATAGCCTGTTTTGCACTTGGTCATGAAGCCATCGGAATCGACGAAAACGAAGCCTTCGATGTATCTGCCTTCGTATTTGTAGTCTTCGCTCTGCATGCCGGAGTAGACGCTCAAGAACTGATCCCAGTCCTTTAGTTCGAACGCTTTCTCTTTGACGCTGCAGCCGATCTTGTTATCGGCGAAATCCTTAAGATCGCTGTACGGAACTGTGCCGTATTCAAGCTTGTTGTAGATGCCGTCAAGCAATACGATGTTGTTTTTGGCGTACTTGATGATATGAGGGTCATGCTCGACGTCCTCGCACTCGAACACCAGCGAGAGATCTGAGCCGCTTTCGTGATAATAGCGAAGGTACTTAAGCAAATTAGCATAATAAGGCTCAAGCTGCGCTCTGATGTATCCGGCGAAATCTCCGCCCGTCGTCGACTTAGACGCGATAAACAGGCTGTCGTTTCTGTAATCATAGGACACGATGGCCAAGAATCCGTTCTCCTTGACGTACGCGGTCACCGGGAATTTAAGCTTCGTGCGCAAAGCGCAGAGCTTAGTCTCAGCTGTTTCGTCGATGCGGAAAAACTTCTCGTAAGAGCGCGCCATGATTTTCTTATTCGTGACATCGATGAACAAGCCTCTGGCGAGAATGGTCTGCTTGTTCCAATTGCCCTGCCAGAAAGCGTCGCGGGTGAAATTGAAAGACGAAACGTCGGCGTCGAGGTGCTTTTCCTGGACGCAGTCGTTGTTGCGCAAATACGCGATGGCGTCTTCAACCGTGTCGACCTTGCGCTGCGTCGTGTCTTCGCTCTCTGTCACCGGCTGGCAGTCGTCAAGCTCGACGACGGTCCATTTCAGGTCCGCGGTCAATTCTACCAAACGGAGCTTGCCGCCGAATTCGACGCCGCCTTCGAGATTGAACACCCTGTCGGCGATCTGCGTCGGATCGTCGAAAACGTTGCGATGCGCATGAACCTGGAACTGATTGTCTTTGGAATCGCGCATCCAGACTTCGGCGATGGTCTGGCTGTCTTTGACGTCTCCGACGCCGTTGATGAAATCTTTCGTAGGAAGATACACCAAATTGTCTTTCATCGACGGAATGCCGCCGTGGCAAGCCAAAATCTCCAACCCGTTGTAAGTGAAATGCGACATCTGGCGGCATTTGCGATAGAGCATTCTCGCGTCTTTCTCGCTGATCCCGCCGGCGACGAGCTGCGGCTTCGTCTTCTGCTCGAATTCCAAAGAGGCGGCTTTCGCCGAATTGCCGAAGTCGCGGATGCTGACGTCGTGATTGCCTTCGAGCAGGCAGACGTTAGGCTTATTCATGATAGAAATGAGCCAGCGAACGACCTCGGCGTTCTGGTTGCCGCGATCAACGTAATCGCCTAAAAAGATATACTCGGTGTCGTCGGCCAAGCCGTTTTTGAAATACTGCATGGCTGTGTCGTAGCAGCCGCGGAGGCTTCCGACGAAAACGATTTTCTTGTACTGCGACAGATCGAAGCTTTTCTCAAGAACGGCGTCAAGCTCGTCAGGCTTAATAACCTTGATGCTGCCTGGTACCTTCTGAGTGGCGAATCTAGCGTAGATGTTCTCGATGCTGTCATCTGGCACCCATTTGTATTCCGGGCGCATTTTGTTGCGCTTAAGGCATTCGTCGAGCGGCACGCCGGTGAAATCTACGCAGAAAACATTGTACCGATACTGTTCGGCCAAATCTTTGTATTGCTGGATGTCTTTGGTCTTAGACGCGGTGGCGTCGATGACCGTGAACTCGCCTTTGCTCATGCGGTAATCGAGCATCTCGAAGAGAAGCTTCCATACCTCTGTCTCAACCTCGCGGTTGCGGCCGATCGAAAACGTGCCGTCGGCTTTCATGTCGATGGAGCTGCAAAGCACGCGAAGATCGTCTGGGCACAGCGTGTACTGCTCGAGATGATGCTCTTTGACCCAGGTCGATTTTCCTGCGCCAGGCGCCCCGCGAAGAATAAGCAATGTTCTCATTTTAAAGATCTCCCAATAGCTTATTATACGGCTAACCGCGCTGGCGATTGACGATTTTAAGCAAAATAAAAGCCGCGAAACGATATCGCGGCCTTCGTCGTACTACGGCTTCGCCTATTTGGCTTTGGCGTCTTTGGCGAGCTGCGCCTCAAGATACGGCATCAGCTTGTCCCAGTCTCCGGTCTTCTCTATGACGGTCTTGTCTTCGCCCAGCTTGCGATCGAACATCTCATGATAGTATTTCGACGCAATGACGGCGTTGGTCTTAGGATCCAAAAGCATGTATTTCATGCCGTCTTCGCATCTCGCCGCGAATCTGTATTTGTAATCCCAATCGTCGGTCCATTCCAAATACCCGTCTGTGACGTCGACCCCGTTGTCTTTCATGAACTGCAGCGCCTTGATCAAAGCCAGCATGAATTCTTCTCCGCCGACGTATCTGACGTCGTCGCTGATCGACAGGGTCATGTCGGTCGCGAACTCGAACCAGCTGAATCTGAAATGCCAATACTTCTTCATCTCGTCGTACGTCATTCCTTTAAACGGAATGCCCGAATACATCTTCTCAAGCTTCTTGGCGGCCTGCTTCACGACGTACGGGCGCTCTGACGAAGAGCTGCTGCGGAACCGGCCGACAGGCTGGTATTCGTAGTGCTGGATCATGTCATATTCTCCGCTCGGGAGCATGCTCATGGCCTTCTCGATGATCGGCTTGCAGCGCGGCAGAGAATAGAGATCGACGTCCGCCTGAAGGGCAGCCGTGCTCTTTTTCTTAGAGCTGAAGCAATCCATGAACGGCTCCGGCATCTCGATGACGATCTGCTCGTCAGGATACGGGACAGACACGTTCGTGTATCTGCCTGTCTTAGGATCTGTCTTAGAATTAAACACGCTGCCCGACAGCTCGAAGCCGCCTCTAACATGCACCCAGTCGCTCATGGCTACAATTCTCCTTTAAACGAGCTATTATACGACAAAAAACAAAAGCGCCGTGAATAAATCGCAGCGCTTAGCATTTTTATGTGATATATTATGATACTATTATGTATTATTATAATAATATATTTAGTATTATTTAAGTATTATTAAAGAAGTATAATACTGATATTAATCAGCGCCAGACTACTCTGTTCCGTAGTATTCGCTATAGATCTCTTCCCAGTGATCCATGCCGTCTATGTAGTAAAGGCCTCCAGCTGCCGCCGCTTCAGCTTTCGTCAGCTTAGTGTATCGTATCTCGTGCATGACCTCTGAGTAATCGCCAGTCGGCTTATCCGCTCCGCCGAAATTATCCTGCGTCAGAAGATTCGGATTGGCTGAAGACGACCAGCTTAAGTGCGTCGTTGTGTAAGACGAATCTCTCGCATCTATGCCTTCATGGCTTCTGCCCATTACTGAAACAGCTACGACCGACAGCTTAGAAAAATCAGGCAGCTGATCTTCAGACAGCGGCTTCGGCCATTTGTAGCCGTTCATCAAATCTGCCGTATTCACGTTCGTCAAATCGAAGAACCCTCTTGGCTCATACGCCGATTCGGCATATATATTGCCGTCGTCGTCATCTAAGAACACTGTCGCTCCGCCTATGCGCTTCCAAAAATCATTGTACGGTCTCTCTGCGTCCTTATCGTCTTGCTTCTTCATCTTAAGCGCGATGTTAAGCAGATTATTGAATGCCTTAATAAGCAGTGCGTCATCCATAAAAGTTTGGCCAGTTATCTGCGCACGTTGGCTGTACTGGCTGCAAGCCGCATCTGCGTCGAAAGAGGCATGAATGGTTACATACACATCTTTAAGCTCATCTCTTCAGTCTCATGACATAACGTTATCGAGCGTTAGCTCCGGCTCTAATCCTATTAACTTTTTGCACTCATCCAACAGCTTTTGATCGACCATTGACTTCAGCTGCGGGGCAATCTTTGCCACTCTTTCGTTCACCGCAGCCAGCGTCGTCTGAAGCTTAGCTGCGAAATCAATTCTGCTCTTAGCTTTTTCTTTTTCGCTAAAAGCATAGATATAATCATAATTATCCTTGAAAACGTGAACCCACAAAGCTATCGCAGCCTTGACTGCTGGAATATTTTTATCCTGCTTTATTATGTCGCCGTATACGCCGCGGCGCATAAGAGCGCCGCTATCATTGAAAATAGACAAAAGCCCTAGACCTGACAACGCAGAATCATAAGCCATATGAAAAGCGTCTAAGTCTATTTTTTTTCTGTCCTTCAGCGTATCCGTATATAGCTTCAAAGCGGCGGCTGTGTCTGCAGCTGAAATGTTTATGTAGTCAGATTTATAGCTCTCGTCTAAGCGATTGAGCTCATCGAAAGCCTCCAATATATGTCTAGCCATTTTTATCTCCTTGCGCTTTAAATCAATATACGAGCATAAATTATGCTCTTGCTCATATAATTTAGCTCATTTTTAAGCCAAATAAAAAGCACCGGCAGAATGAAGCCGATGCCCTACGGTCATAAATACAGCTACTGCGGCTTGACCGCTGAAACCCCCGAGGCGGACATTTTCTTGAAAAACGAGAAATAAATGCCTATGCCGTCTACGTATATGAAGTATTTTTCAGCGTTGTTTGTTTCGCTGACGACCAGTTTTTTGTAGCGCATCTGGCTCAAATAAAGGGCTCCGACGGGTTTATGATCGATGTTCTGCAACTCTATGATAGGCGGCGTCTGTTCTTCGGCGTAAACCTTGAAAAGAGTGGTTAAGCTTGATTCCATTTTAAAAAAGGCTCCATGGCAGTTTTCTATAGTCTACCATATCTGAATCTGGCCTGTATACGCCGGCTAATACGTCAAGCCGATGCCCGCATCTTACATAAGTCCTGTATTCAGCCTGGCAATCTTTGACAATCCGGCATTCTTCGCCATAAAAATCTACGACATTCTCGAGATTCTTTATAGTCAGTATCAATTCTAAATCGTCTACGCAAGCTAGCGTCTTTTTGCAGTATTTGTCGTACATTTTGCTCTTAAGGTCTTTGAATTTTTTGTATACGTGACGCGTCGATCTCAGATATGACATCGACGTTGCGTATTCTTTTGGCGAGCGAATGAGCATGAATTCGCTGTGCTTGCCGTTTTTGGCCCTATTGAGCAGCGCTTGCGTCAGCTGCGTCGAATCGTCTTTTGCTTCGCCTTTTTCCGCGCTTTGCTTTTCTTCGTTGTTTTCAGCCATTGATGTGGTATTCCTTTTGATATTATACGGCATAATGTCAGCATAAAAAAAGGGGAAGGCCTCAGCGATTCCCCTAGCGTTGTTTTAGAGTCTATAGAACGAATTCAGAGAAGAACTCGTCGATCATGTTGTTGAATTTGACGAATGGATCTTTGCTGTCGCCTTTGCCCCAGCGCGTGATAGTCGTCACATTATCGCCGTCATGCAAGGTCATGTGATAGCCTTCTGGGTGCTTTGCCGTGAATTCGTCTAGCGCTTTCGCGTAAGCGTCTTCAGTCTCTGTCAATTTGGCGCTTGCAGCTTTCGTTGCATCGGCATAGGCGTCTCTTGCGGCCAGCATGGCTTTATTGTATGCTTTGCCAGCTTCTAGCACGCTGGCGTTGTATTCTGCGCGAGCCGCATTGCGCGAAGCGAAGGCAGCTTCTACTTTAGAGGCGTCTTCTTTGCGCTCCACCTGTTTGTTTTGTTCCGCCTTGTGTTTGCTAAGCACTGCCTCTTCGGCTGCCTTAAGCTCTTCCGGCGTGGCGAATTTCTTCGCCTCAAGCTCTTTCATGTCTGATACGTACTTCATCTTAAAAACCTCCTATGGTTTTATATGCGGCCATCTCCGCAATCCTATTTGCTCTTGATGGCTCTATTAACGGAAAACGCCCTGAGGCTTACGCATTGCGCCTTCCGATAATATATACGTTAAAATTTTTTAAAACGACAGATTGAACGCCTCGTCTACGGCGTCGTCTTTATCGTCGCCGTTTTCGGCGTCGTTATTGTCTTCTTTGCCATCGGCGTCATCATCATCGTCGTTCTGCGGTTCGTCGTCGGCCTTTGACTTATCATCGTCGTCGTCGCCGAATTCAGCTTTCATCGCGTCGTAATCCTTCGCAGGAAGCGGAGCGGTTACCGCACTCTTGTCTTCGTCTTCGCCGGCTACCGATATCGATACGCTGCCGTCATCGTCATTAAAGTCGATGTCGAACGTCTTTTTGAGTATCTCTAGCGCGGCGTCAGCCGTCTTTTTCTCTTCTTCGTCTTCATCTTCGTCGGCGTCGTCTTTGGCTTCGTTAAGCTTGCTTTCGCAGTCCTTGCAGACGTAGCCATGCTTGTCTT